CCGAGGACACCTTGGTCTGCTATGTCCAGTACCAGGGCATCACGAACTGGGCCTTCACCGACGCGATCGACCAGATCGCCCGGGAGCTGCAGCAGCAGTGCATCGCGACCTTCGAGGACGATGCCGCCGGCGGCAACGGCAAGTTGGTGGGCCCTGGCGCTGACCAGTGGACCTTTGACCTGGCCTACTTCATCCGTTTCAACCAACCTCAAATGGAAGCCGCAGCATGAAAATCTCGGACAAAACCATGACCCGCATCGAGATCGCCGTCTTCATCGTCGGCCTGATCGTGGTGGTCCTCGACGTCTTCTTCTGGCGGTCGTTGTAATTTAGCAACAGCGCAAATATTTTTTCCCAAATACTTTAGCAAATGCTACAGTAGAACCTTGCAACTCGAAAGGAAACACCATGCAAGACCTCAACGTCATCTCCAAGATCAACGCAGAAGCCGCCCAGCGCGACATCCCTGTCCAGCAAGCCGCTGGCAAGTTTGTGGTCGCTGAGTACAGTGGTCTGCACTACGTGGCCCACCACGTTTTCGACACCGAAGTCGACGCCAACGCCAAGGCGATCGAGATCGGCAACAAGGTAGGCCAGCGTGCCTCCGTTTACAACCCCACCAACGTGTAACTCAACCCCCGAAAGGAAATTTGAAATGTCTCTCGAACAAGCCATCCAAGAAAACACCGCCGCCGTCAAAGAGCTGATCGCCGTCTGGGGCAAGCTCAATGCCCAGGCCAAGGCCGTCGACAAGGCGCCAGGCACCACCACCGTGACTGCCGCCGGCAAGCCCGTCGAAGCCAAGGTCGAGAAGGCCGCGGCCGACAAGCCCAAGGTCGAGACCAAGAAAGAAGTCGCAGCCCCCGCTGCCGACTACGCACCGGTGGGCGCCGCCATCACGGCCTTCGCCGCTGCCAACGGCCGCGAAGCAGCCCTGGCCAAGCTCTCCGAGTTCAACGTGAAGTCGGGCAAAGAGCTCAAGCCCGAGCAGTACGCCGACGTGCTGGCTGCTTTCACAGCTGAAGAAGAAAGCGTGGCCTGATATGGGCGAGAACAACGAAGTCTTTGCGGAAGAGATCCGCACCGAGCTGATGTCCATGTTCACCGGCATGGCGCTGCAAGGCCTGGCCGGTCCCTGCGACCAAGTCGGCAACCTCATCCCGCCCCTGCAGGTGGCACGTGACGCTGTCGATCTGGCCGACTGCGCCATCCGCGCGCTGGAGGAGTACCACCTGCGCCGCCGCGACGCTCTGATCGCAGCGCGCCAGGCTCAAAGCGAAGTGGCCCCTGGCCAGACCGAGCTGGAGCTGGTGCAGTGAACACCGCCCAGCAAATCCACAGCGCGCTGGGGTTTGGTCTGGGCAACCGCCCGACCAAGCCGGCCAAGCCCATCGGCAAGTTGATCTGGGCCTCGTGCGAATTCCGCGAGATCCGAAACCCCGTCACGGGCATCGTGTCGCAGGTCAAGGTGGCGGTTGACGGCACCTACAAGCAACCGGACAACAACCGGCGGCTGAAACGAAAGGCGATCCGCGACCACGGTTTTCGCCAGTTCAAAAAGCAAGGCGTTTTGCGCCAGTACAACCTCGCACAGAAAGAAGCACCCAATGTCTGATACAAAAAGCACAGCCCCCGCGATCAAGTTCACGACCCTCGAGGTCACCTTCAAAGCCATCGTCGCGGTGCCAACCCACGGCCTGGCCTTGAACGAAGTTGGCCGTGCGTTCCAGGACGCCTTCGAGCGTGCGGCCTTCGACGCGCAAAGCGAGCAGAACTTCTGCCTGGGCTACAACGCAACCAGCTTGGTGGAGCTGCCAAATGGCTGAAGCCCACAGCGAGTGGTCGGCCTCTGGCTTCAAGAAGACCATGCTCTGCCCCGGCAGCAAGGTCTTTGAAGTCGGCAAGCCCGACAACACGACGATCTACGCGGCCGAAGGGACCGCAGCGCACAGCCTCCTCGAGATGTGCTTGACCGGTGACCGACCCGCGTCCGCGTTTGAAGGTCGCATCATCAAGGCCGATGGCTTCGACATCGAAGTCACCGCCGACATGGTGCGCCACATCCAAGACGTGGTCGACCTGGTGCGCGCTTATCAGGGCGCCGATGGCGTGCTGATGTGCGAGCAAAAGCTCTACTACGCAAGCTACCTGGGCGTCGATCGCGAGAAAGCCTGGGGCACTGGCGACATCGTCATCGCCCGCGGCAACGAGCTCATCGTCGGTGACCTGAAGTACGGCCGCGGCGTTGAAGTTGACGTTGAGAAAAATCCACAGCTCATGCTCTACGGCCTGGGCGCGTTGGACAAGCTCAACGGCATCGCCGGCGACTTCGAGCGTGTGCGTCTGGTTATTTTCCAGCCGCGCATCAACTCGAAGCCCAGCGAGTGGGACATCTCGGTCGAGGATCTCGAGGCCTGGGGCACCAGCACTGCGCGCAGCGCCGTGTGCACCGCCCAAAACGCAGAGAACCTCAAGGGCAACACCTTGGGGCGCATGGTAGACGCAGAGTGGGAAGACACCTTCCTGCGCCCCGGCGAAGACCAGTGCCGCTTCTGCAAGGCCAAGGCAACCTGCCCAAAGCTGCGCGACGAGGTGGCGCAGACGGTGCTCGACGCAACGCCCGCTTCACCGGACGAATTCGCGGAGGCTGAGCCCACCGCGGTCAACGGCGACATCGATGACGCCTGGCTCGCGGTCTGCATGGCCAAGGCCGATGTGATCGAAGGCTGGCTCACTGCAGTGCGCGCTGAAGTTGAGCGTCGCCTGCTGGCCGGTGGCACTGTGCCGGGCTACAAGCTGGTGCAAGGCAAGCAAGGCAATCGTGCCTGGAAGTCGAAAGCTGACGCAGAAGAAGTGCTCAAGTCCATGCGCCTGAAGCAGGACGAGATGTACGAGTTCTCGTTGATCTCACCGACCACCGCCGAGAAGTTGCTGGCCAAAGAAAGTCCCCGCCGCTGGACCAAGCTGCAGGACTACATCACACGGAGCGAGGGCAAGCCCTCAGTTGCTTCCGCATCCGACAAGCGCCCCGCGCTTGAAATGAAACCCGTGGCCGATGACTTCGCAGAAGTGGCCGAAACCTTTGACGATTTAGCTTAACCCCCCGAAAGGAACTCACCATGAAAATCATGCTCAACAACGTCCGTCTGGCTTTCCCCCAGTTGTTCAAACCCGCCACCGTCAACGGTGAAGGCGAGCCCGCATACAGCGCCGCCTTGCTGCTCGGCGCCGAGCACCCACAGCTCGACGCGATCCGCGCTGCGCAAGAAGCCTGCGGCAAAGAAAAGTGGGGCGACAAGTGGCCCCAGGTGAAGAAAGAGATCACCGCCAAGGACCGCTTCGCTTTGCACGACGGCGACACCAAGAGCAACTACGACGGCTTTGAGGGCAACTTCTTCATCTCCAGCCGCGCCAAGCAGTCCGCTCGCCCCACGGTGATCGACCGCAACAAGTCGCCGCTGACTGAAGCCGATGGCCGCCCATACGCCGGCTGCTACGTGAACGCCAGCATCGAGCTGTGGGCACAGGACAACGCCTACGGCAAGCGCATCAACGCGCAGCTGCGCGGCGTGCAGTTCTACCGCGACGGCGACAGCTTCGGCGGTGGCTCTCCTGCATCGAGCGATGAGTTCGAGAGCGTGGAGGACGGCGCCACGGCTGACGACCTGGCGTAAGTCAACAGGGCTTCGGCCCTGTTGCATGGTGAGCGGCCCCCGACCCGGCCGCTCACCATGCAGCGGGACCTGCCTATCCTAGCCGGGCCTCACCCACCTGGTAAAAAGATCTCGAATGCTAAGCGCGGGCCCCCCGCATACGTGAATAATCTGGGCCCCCGTAGTGCACAAACCGCTGGCAGGTCGTAAGGAATTGCGCGGAATTTGAGGTAACGGGTGTCTTTTGATGAGGGGCTGCCCCTGGGGGTTCCTGGGGGACCGGACCAGCCCCTCACCAAAGGAACAAGCAACATGTACACCGTCCAACAAGAACTTCTCACACCCGTGCGCCCTCACCCGCACGCACGTGTTGATCACTACTTCAGTCAGATCGTTGTCAACGTAGGAGGCCGCGAGCTTTTCTGCAAGCAGCTCACCGACCCACGGGAGGTGGAGTGCTTCGGCGAAGAGCGCGTAAAGCAGCGCGTCAACATGAGGTTGCGCCGAGACATCATGTACGAGATCGAGGCGTACCTTTTCAAAATCGACGCCTACGGCGCAGCGATGGGGCCACAGCTATGACGACCCTCTGGTTTGACTGCGAGACGTACAGCGAGTGCGATCTCAAGACCCACAGCACGCACCGCTACGCGGAGCACCCCAGCACCGAGATCACCGTGGCCCAGTGGGCCATCGACGACGGTGAGCCGCAGGTGTGGGACTGCACCACCGACGGCCCGGCCCCGCTGCGCGAGATTCTCCAGGACTACCCCGACCTGGTTATCGTCGCGCACAACAGTCATTTCGACCGCACCTTGCTGCGCAACGTGTGGGGCATCGACGTGCCGGTGGAGCGCTGGCGCGACACCATGATCAAGGCGATGCTGCACGGCCTGCCTGGCGGCCTGGACAAGGTCGGGACAGTTCTCGGGCTGTCCGAGGACCAGGCCAAAGACAAGCGCGGCAAGCAGCTCATCCAAATGTTTTGTAAACCCGGGCCGAAGGGCTCAAAAATCCGAAGAAAGACACGTGAAACACATCCAACAGAATGGGCCGAGTTCCTTGAATACTCGCGCCAAGACATCATCGCCATGCGCGCAGTCGATCAAAAGCTGCCCAAGTGGAACTACCGCGACGGCCACGCCGAGCTCGCCCTGTGGCACCTTGATCAGCGAATCAATGACCGCGGTTTTGCAGTTGACCTCGAGCTGGCTCGGGCTGCCACCGAAGCCGCTGAGCGAGAAAAGATCCGACTCAAAGCGGAAATCGTCGACCTCACCCTGGGCGAGGTAAGCAGCGCCAGCAAGCGCGATGAGCTCCTGAAGCACATCGTCGAGCACTACGGCGTCGAGCTGCCAGACATGAAGGCCGACACCCTGCGCCGCCGGCTCGAAGATCCTGAGCTGCCCGAGGGCGTCAAGCTGCTGATCTCGATTCGCCTCGAGGCCACGAAGACATCGACGGCCAAGTACACGGCGCTCACGCGTGCGACATCGGCCGATGGCCGCTTGCGCAACACGCTGCAGTTCGCCGGCGCCATCCGCACATCGCGCTGGGCCGGCCGCGTCTTTCAGCCACAGAACATGCCGCGCCCCAACATCCAGCTGGTGGCCGACCACTTCAACGTGCCCTTCAAGCAGGCCGAAGACTTGCTGCCCGACTACCTTGACCAGGGCATCGACGCGCTCAAGACGGGCTGCGCTGACCTGGTCTTCAAGGACGTCATGGGCCTGACAGCCAATGCCATCCGCGGCTGCATCGTCGCGCCACCCGGCAAGAAGCTGTGCATCGCCGACTTGTCCAACATCGAAGGCCGCTCGCTCGCGTGGCTCGCCGGTGAGGACTGGAAGCTCAAGGCCTTCGCCGACTTCGACGCGGGCGTCGGCGAAGACTTGTACAAGGTGGCCTACGGCCGCTCGTTCAACATCGACCCCAAAGACGCGGTCGGGCAAAAGCGCCAGATCGGTAAGGTCATGGAGTTGGGCCTGGGTTACGAGGGTGGCGTGGCCGCCTTCTTGACTTTTGCCGCGGTGTACCAGATGGACCTGGATGAGCTTGCCGATGCCGTGCACCGCACCGCCAGCAAAGACGCCCTTGCGCGGGCCTACGGCATGTGGGAATGGGCACAACGCAAGCGCCGCACCCTGGGCCTGTCCTCGAGCGTTTACGTGGCCTGTGAGGTCCTGAAGCACGCCTGGCGTGAAGCTCACCCAGCGACCACCAGCTTGTGGCACGACGTGGGCGACACCGTGCGCCAGGCCATCCGCAACCCGGGCGTGCGTTTTACCGTGCGCTCGCTGGTCATCCAACGTGACGGTGCCTGGCTGCGCATCCGCCTGCCCTCTGGCCGCGTGCTGTGCTACTTGCACCCGCAAGTCGAAGACGGCGATCAGATCACCTACATGGGGGTGAACCAGTACACCCGCAAGTGGGCACGCATCAAGACCTACGGCGGCAAGCTGGTGGAGAACATCACGCAGGCCTTTGCCCGTGACGTGCTGGCCTACAACATGGACACGATCGAGCGGGCCGGGTACGAGATCGTGCTCTCGGTTCACGACGAATTGCTCACCGAGACACCAGACGTGGAGGACTACAGCCACCAAGAGCTCGCCGTGCTCATGTCGTGCGCGCCGCACTGGGCGCTGGGCCTGCCGCTGGCTGCTGCTGGCTTCGAGACAACGCGCTACCGCAAAGACTGACCAATGCGCGGGGTTATTCCATTGACATCTTTTTAGCAGGTGCTAAAGTGGAGGCGTGGTTGATTTTGACCACGACCTCTAGGAAATTGAAATGAAAGCATTTGCCACCAACCTTCTCGCTCGCAACAAATTTCGCGACCAGAAGCAAGAGCTGCTTGACCGCGGCTTCGAGCAGACCAGCTCGGTGATGAGCGACCAGCCGGGTAGCCCCGCCAATGGCGTCTGGTTTGCCAAACGCAGCGAAGGCCTGCGCGCTCGCATCGCCGGCGGTGAAGTGACCGTTGCCAGCGCCGAATACTTTGAGCAAGAGCGCGACGCCTACATCGCACTGCGTGCGATCGCTCGCAACGCTCAGTTGGTTGGAGCCTGACATGTTCCCCGCGACCCGCAGCAACCAGATCACCTACCTCTACTTTTGCACCCTGGGCGGCCTGTCCAACCCAAACGTGGAAAAAGTAGAGCGCCGTAACGGCAGCTACGTGTACTACACCTACCACTTGATTTCTGTGAGGTGAGCCATGCGCAGCTTACGCAACTACCTTATCACCCTGGCCGTAGCCGGCGCTGCGGTCTTCCTGATGGCCGTGGACAACTTGCCCGGCGGCACACAAAACGCCGCGGCCATCGCCCCGGAGAAGGCGCAAGCCTCGGTGAGCTGGAACGAGCAGGCGCGCCGCGAGCGCCGCGCTCGGCTCATCGAATCCGAACTCAAAAAGAGAGGTTGCAAATGAACATCCCCACCTTGATGGAAATCCGCGACGACTTTTGGTCTGCAGCATTCAGGAACGGCGCTCGATGCGGCGTGATGCGTGATGGCCACTACGACAGGCAAGTCGACACCGACTGGGTGATGATGTTCTTCGGGGGTGCTGTATGAAAGAGCACAACATCGAAGACCACCTGGTCAAGCGCGTGCGCGAGCTCGGCGGCGAGGTGCGCAAGGTCAAGTGGATCGGCCGCCGCAACGCACCGGACCGCTTGGTGATGGTGCCGCCGGTGATCCGCAGCACCAACCCTCGATCGCTGAACTCTCAGCCCCGCACCCTCTGGGTCGAGCTCAAGAACCCAGAGACAATCCTCACCTTCCCCGCCGACGCCCACGAGCGTGCCCAGGCCCGCGAGCACAAGCTCATGCGCGACATGGGCCAGCGCGTGGAAGTCATCGGAACCATCGAACAAATTGAAAGCCTGTTGTCATGAACATCACCATCTACACCAAGAGCGCCTGCCCCAACTGCGTGAGCGCCAAGAACCTGCTCAAGGCCAAGGGGCTGGAATACACCGAGCTCGACGTGGGCATACCTGAGTGGCGCGACTCGTTCACCCGCATGTTCCCTGACGTTCGCCAGATGCCCCAGGTCTTTATCGACGGCCAGCGCGTCGGCGGTCTCGCTGGCCTGCAAGCCGCACTCGTGCAGGTGGGCTTATGAAGGTGTACCCAAAGCGCACCCGCAAGTCCACCAAAGTCGGGGCTATGAGCTACGCCAAGCTGCTCAAAGCCATGGTCCCGGGCACGCTGACCTGCATCGAGCTGGCCGATGAGGTGGGCCTGCATGTGCTCACGGTGTACGACTACACCAAGGCCATGCACAAAGAGGGCGCGATCCACATCGCTGACTGGGACACCGACGCGATGGGCCGCGAGAACATCCGCATCTACCGGCTCGGCCCGGGCAAGGATGCCGTGGCCAGGCGCAAGCCGCGCTCGCTGATCTCGGCCGAGTACCGCGCACGCAAGAAGCAAATGGAACTGATGCAAAGGATGGCGGCATGAGCACACAACACAGAGGCGTTGGACGCCCGGCACTGGTGCCTGGCGAGATCCGCCACAAGACCTCGGTCAGTCTGACCCGCGAGCAACAGATTCAATTTCGCCGCATGGGCGGCAGCCGGTGGTTGCAGAACTTGTTGCAGCAGGCATTGAAAGAGCGCCGTGAGTAAGCCGTTCACCCCCCGCCCCTACCAGATCATTGGGGCCCAGCACATCGCCAACAACCCGCGCTGCGCGCTGTGGGCAGGCATGGGCATGGGCAAGACGATCACCTCGCTCAACGTGCTGGACATCCTCTACAACGTGGTCGGCGAGTCCGACCCCACGCTGATCCTGGCGCCCTTGCGCGTGGCCCGTGACACCTGGCCAGAAGAGACGGCCAAGTGGGACCACCTGAAGGGCCTCGAGGTTGTGCCGATTGTGGGCACGGTGGCCGAGCGCCAGGCGGCCCTGCGCCGCAAGGCCAACGTCTACAGCGTCAACTACGAAAACATCCCCTGGCTGGTTGAGACTCTCAACGGCCGCTGGCCGTTTCGCAACGTCATCGCCGACGAGAGCACCAAGCTCAAGTCGTTTCGCCTTGGCGGATACAAGAAGGACGGCACGCCGAAGAAGTCCCCCGGTAAGGGTGGCACGCGCGCGCAGGCCCTGGCCCAAGTCGCGCACAAGCATGTGCGCCGCTGGATCAACCTGACGGGCACGCCGGCCAGCAATGGCCTGCAGGACCTCTGGGGTCAGACCTGGTTCTTGGATGAGGGCCAGCGCCTTGGGCGCACCTACGGCGCCTTCGAGCAGCGCTGGTTCCAGGCCGTGCCCGGCGACAACGGCTACAGCCAGACCCGCCCGCTCGAGTTCGCACAAGAGCAGATCCAGGCCCGGCTCAAGGACCTGTGCCTGACCCTGGACCCGGCCGACTGGTTCGACTTGGAAAAGCCCCTGGTCAACGTGGTCAAGGTCAACTTGCCCAAGGCCGCGGCGGTCAAGTACCGGGAGATGGAGCGCGAGTTTTACATCGAGATCGATGGCCACGAGATCGAGGCCTTCAGCGCAGCGAGCAAGTCACAAAAGCTGCTGCAGCTGGCCAGTGGCGCGATCTACACCAGCCCAGATCCGAAGGACGACAGCTGGGCCCAGGTCCACGACGAAAAGATCCAAGCGCTCGAGGAGATCATCGAGGAGTCCAACGTGCCGGTGCTGTGCGCGTATCACTTCGTGAGCGATCGCGAGCGCCTGCTCAAGGCCTTCCCCAAGGCCGCGGACCTGGCCACCAAAGACGGCATGGCCCGGTTCCGCGCCGGCCTTGCGCCGCTGGGCATCGCGCACCCACAGTCGCTGGGCCACGGCGTGGACGGCTTGCAGAACGTCACCAACGTGATCGCTTTCTTCAGCCACTGGTGGGCGCTGGAATACCACGACCAGATGGTCGAACGCATCGGGCCCGTGCGCCAGATGCAGGCCGGCAACAACCGCCCGGTCTTTATCCATTACATCGTGGCCAAGGGCACGATCGACGAGCAAGTAATCTTGCGGCACGAGACCAAGCGTAGCGTGCAAGACATTTTGTTAGAAGCAATGAAAGGTAAACGATGAACAAGAACCAAGTAACCGGTATCGGTGATGAGGCGATGTTGGAAAACATCCGAAGGGCTGAGGAGTGCCTCTTTGCGGCGCAGGCCCGCCAGGAGGTGACAGCCGCGGAGCGGGAAGCCATTTTGCGTGAGGTGAAGGCCGCGGAGCGGGACGCCGTCCTGCGCAAGGTGGTGCTCGCGGAACGAAACGCGTCCGCCGTACGGATGGGCGAAACCAAGAGCGCGCTCGACGTGCAAGTCGCCGGTGGCCACTACAAAGACAAGCGCATTCAGCCGGTGGAGTACATCGCGGCGAACAACTTGAACTTCCTCGAGGGCTGCATCGTCAAGCGCATCACGCGCTGGCGCGGCAAACCGGCGAAGAGCCGGTTCGAGGACCTGGAGAAGATCAAGCACGAGATCGATCTGCTGATCGAGATGGAGAAGCGCTACGGGGGAGAGCCGGTATGAAGACCAAGTTCAGCTGGCGCGCCTGGCAGTGGACCGGGGCCGACGAAAACCTCTTCGACCTGGACCCTGAAGCCGCGCAGATCTTCGCGCTCTTCGTGAGCGCGGCACAGCGGGCTTGACAGCGCCCTCAGACTTTTGCAAACTGCTAAAGTCACTGCGTTAAATGTGGGAATTCTCGAGGCAGTTTGCAGGGGGTATCCCCTTGCAAGAATTTACATTTTGCTGAAGCAGAATATACATTATACGCAGTGACTTACAGTTGATGGACTTTACCAATTGCTAAAGGTAAACTGCCAAAATGCTAAAAGTCAGAGAGCGTAGACGCCGCGAAATCCACACCGAGGTCGTCGATTTAATTGAACAAATTGGCGGCCCCGGTTTCGCTGAACGATTCTTGCGCGTGTCCCCCGACACCGTCAAGCGCTGGCTCGCCGGCGAAACCCAGCCCCCCTGGGCTGTCATCCTCGCACTGCGCGCCGGCGTCGGTCGCGCCCCCGGCATGGAAGCCTGGCCAGGCTGGCATTTCTCGGACAAGGACGGCCTGCTCTACGCGCCCGGCTACACCCGCGGCTACGGGCCAGGCGAGATGCTGGCCTGGCACTACAAAGAGCAATTACTCAAGAGCTTGGAGCGCGAAGTTAAAGCGCTGCGTGAGCGCCTGGAAGACCGGGAACAGGTCCTCGAGCGCTTCGCCCCCGCCGCCAACGACCGCCGAATCAATCAGGCGTAGGCCCGCGTGCCGCTGTGGTCGATGATGAGCGCCTGGCGCCGCGCAGGGTCCGATACGTGGTTGGGCACGCTGATGTGGGTCCAGCTGTCAAACTCGCGGATCACCTGGTCAAAGGGCAAGCCAGACTTGAGCAAGGCCCCCACCACCTGGTCGGGCGTCATGCCGGGCACGCGAACGTCCGCGGCACAGCCCAGGCGGTGCTGGCTCGTGGGCTTGCTGCCCACGGCCGCGTTCACCTCGGCGCTGCGATAGCCCGAGTTCACCATGATGGGCTTGCCGCCCAGGAGCGCTTTGACTTGCTCGAGAAAGTCGGCCAAGCGCGTGAGGTTGGGGATCACCTCGAGCGGCGCGGTGTTGTCAAACTGCCGGTGCTCGGTGAAGGTGAGCTCTTCCAGGGTGAAGTGTGGGGTCAGGTTCATTTAACCGGCGTCGAGTTGTAGAGCATCTCGTCCTTGCGCTGGCTGCCCGAGGACGACCCAAAGTAGAAGGCCACCACCTGCTCGGCCTTGGCCGAGAGGTAGCCGATCAGCGTGCCGGCCGTGGCCGTTTCGATGTGCGAGTAGCCCAGCAGCGTGCCGCCCACGATGCCGATGAAGGAGCCCACGATCATCAACGCCATGGAGGGGACCAGGTACGACTTGACCGCGACTTGCATGTCGCGCGCGCTCTTGCGATCGTCCACCGCCAGCTGCTCAAAGTTCAGGCCCAGGGCCTGCGCTTGCTTTTGCAGCTCGAGCTCAGCGACCTTGACCTGGGCGATCTGATCGGCGCTCATCTTGCCCTCGTCGAGCATCTTTTTGGCGTCGTCCTGGGGAACACCCAGGGCCTTGCTCACCGCCTCGACGGCGAGCCCGGCAAGCGGGCCGCCCAGGGCGGTGGCGATGGTCGGTGCGATCTGTTCGAGCCAGTTCATTTGTCGGCCTTTGCGTCGAGCTTTTCGTAGATCTGCTTGAGCATACCCTTGACCTCGCTCATATCCGCACGGTAGTCGTCCTTGGCCACGTAGGTGTGGGGCAGCTCGTTGACCTTGTCTTCGAGCCGCTGCTGCTGCCGCGTGAAGTTGTTGAACACGAAGACGCCGAGAAAACCAGCGACCGATACGATCAGGTTGAAAATTTGCTGGGTGTCAAAGTTCATTACGCGAGTCCTACAAGAGATGCTTGGAAGTACGTTGCGCCCGCGCTCGCGCCGGTGTTGAGTGCGGAGCCGAAGACGTGGTAGGCGTAGAGCTCGATGTAGTCGGTCGTCCCGTTCAAGTACACGAGCGCACCCACCGCGGCGCTGTTCACGGTGGAAGGCGTTTGGGGGCCCGACTTCCAGTTCGCGCCGTTTTTGTAGACGCTAACCACCACGCTCGCCGCAGCGGAGGCAAAGAACACCGCGCCGTTGACCTGGTAGTAGCCGGCCACCGTCGGCTGAAACCGATAGTTGGTCGTGTTGTCGTAGGCGGTGGTAGTGTCAAACTCCGTGGTCTGAAACCGGATCTTCGTCGACGTGCTGTTCGGTACGCTTTGCAGCGTGCTTTGGTACGCGCTAAACGCGGGACCGTTAGCGATCATGTTGGGCGCTACTTGGGTCGTCATTCATGGGCCACCATTTCTTAGGTTGTTGGGTTGTCAGCAGGCAGCGGCGTGTTGCCTTCGGCCAGCCAAGCCAGATATTTCTGGTAGTCAGTGTTGGCTTCGTTGAAGGGGATGAAGGCGTTGTCGGCGATACGCTTGATACACTGCGCTGCACCCATTGGTGTATCAGAAAGAAGTTGGTACATGATCAAAGCTCCGCTGACAGGCTAAAAGTGGCAGTGTTTGTGTATGCGGCAATTCCTTGCCCTGGAGTTGCCCCGCTCACAGTAAAGTTAAAACCGACAGTCTGATTACCAACCCCATAAATGGCTGCGACAGCCGAAGGGACAAAGTTAGTTGACCCGATCAACTGCAAGCCACTTAAAGTTGTAGATACTGTGGGCGCAGTTCGCATATACGCCCCAAGAGGTGACGCAACAAATGCGACAGTAGCCGATTGAAATACGCCAGCGCCGAAAAATTGCGCACTTGCCCACTGTTGGTAATACCGCTGACACAGCGCCAACTCGGTGCCGTAGGGACGGAACTCGAATGGGGTGGCGGTAGAGCCTTTTTCGAGTTGCACGCCTGTGATGTAGAAGGTGGCCGATAGCGTACCGACAACCGAGACTGCTCCTGTTGCGGAAACGTAGTTTGCACCCGCCCACGCACCCGCGGCTCCGCTGTATGTTGACCCGACACCTAGACCCCACTGGATGTACAGACCATTATTGGTGTCTTTGAGCCACGTTCCGCTGGTATCGCCCGGAATCATGATTGAAACGGTTGTCCAAGTGTTTGCTACTGGCACGCTGTATGTGAAAGGGTAACTACGGTTTGAGGCGCTGTTTTGCACGACACCACCGAAAGTACCCGTGAGACTCGAATAAACTTTGAATTGCAGAGTGGCTGGCTGTGCGTTTGCTGTGCCCCATCCAAAGTCTGCAACATTGACGCCTTCGACTTTGTGGAACACAGAAAAGAAGTCAGACGCACCCACAGTAAACGCCGTAGCCGTGACAAGGCCAAGGTAGTTATTGAACCCTGCGGGAGGGGTAACGCCGCCGGAGTTCTGTTGTGCTGCAAATTTTGCAGACTGCGACCCTTGAAACCCAAACCGGTCAACCGTAAAGCCCGCCGCTGCAAGCGTTGCAGCCGAAATCGCGCCACCGCCGTATCGTTGGTCAATCGTCATAGCGCCGTTGATGATGCGGTTGCGCATGCCCAGTTCGTTGCCGCTGTTGGCAAGTTTCGCGGGGGTGATGTTCGCGTCTGCGATCTTCGTGGTGGTGACGCTGCCGTCATTGGGCACGCCGCCCGCGTAAGAACTCAGGGTCTGCACGAATATGTTGTTCGTGCCAGTGGGCGGTGCTGTCGTGAACGTCAACGTGTTGAGCGTTGTGCCGGTGACCGTGTAATCGACACCGGGAACCTGGCGCACGCCAGAGATAAAAACCTCGGCAGCATTCTGAAACGCTGGCGGGTTTGTCAACGTGAAGACGGTCGTGCTCGCGTTGCCGCTGAAGCGTTGGGTGTTGATCGTAACGGGCAACGCTGTGCCCGTGTCGGACCAAACGGTGCCTGTGTAGACGCGCATGCGAGCGGTCACCGTGTTGAAGTACAAGTCACCAGCCGTCATCGCTGCGCCCAGCGGATCGAGCGTTGGGTCTGTTGCGCGGGAACCGTAGTATTGACCTTGGAACGTGTTGAGTGAAGCCTGGGCAGACGCCGCGCTCGATGCCGCGCTGGACACCGCAGCGGCCAGGGTCGACACGTAGGTCGAAGGATCGATGCCGCTGGTCACCGACACCTTCACGGCGCGGCTCACTTGCTCGAGCAACTGCTGTGTCAGCATCGTCACGCGGTCGAATGCGGCTTCGACGTTTTGCGCGTTGTAGGCGCCGCCCGTGGGCAACTGTGTCGCCTGGCTGTAGGCCAGGTTGCCCGTGATCGAGAGCGAGTAGCCCGTGGCCAGCGCACTGGACAACGTGACGTTGCCGCCAGGCGATGCGGTCTGGTCCGAGTTGAGCGACACCGAGTAGTCGGAGTTGAGCACGAGCGTCGTCTCAACGCCCGACGCGTCGGCGCGAACCACCGTGATGTCGCTCGAGGTAAAGACCTTGAAGACGAACGGAAAGACGGTGGTGGACCCGTTACCGCTGAACGGGCCTGCTTTGCGGGTTGTTGCGGAAACGGTCATGGGTGGCTCCGAGGTTGCGTGCGATTATCCAATGATGGGCTCCTGTTATCCGCACCTCAGTGCGGCTCCTGGTAGCCCAGCACGACAGCCGCGGGGTTGTGAGTTTTGCCCTCTTTCAAGGCCTCAAGGCCTGTGATCGAGCGGTTGATCTGTGCGGCCGGCAAGCGCAAAAGCTCCCCTGCCACGTTGATGATGGCCTTGCGGAAGGCCGGGTCGAGCTCGCCCTGGTGGGCCTGGTTCGCGAGCTTGTAGGTGTCGGTGATCAAGCGCAGACCGGCGGGGCCTGAGTAGTCGGTGCCGTACTGCGCGGTGCCCGTGGCCGCTTGCGCGGCGCCGGCGAACTCGCGCAGGCCGAACACCAGGCCGAACATGTAGGAGATCTCTTCGCCGATCAGCTTCTTGGCAAGCTTTTTCCAGTCGTCATCTCCTGCGTCACCCGGGGTGAGCGCGTCCTTCAGGATCGCGCCTAGCACCACGGGCACCACGAAGAGCATGAGGTAGTCGGCGGCGAGCTCGGCCTTGCTCTCGCTGTTCATCGTCTTTTGCACGGCGAGGTTGAGCGTCGTGTTGAAGTACGAGTAGAACGTCGTGAAGAGCTTTTGCGCAGGACCGCCGCGCTCGATGGCCGACAGGTCTTTCGTTGTGCCGCTGCCCTGGCTGTCGATCACCGCCTGGTCAGCGAGAGCGACTGCGCGCTCTTCGTCGTTGCCTTCGGCGATCGCTTTTTCGTAGCCACCCCACCAGGTGGGCATGTCGGCCAGCTGCTGTGCGCGCAGCATCAGGTAGTACGCCGAGACGTCGATGGCCTTGCGCGCTTTGCTTTGCCCCTTGACCTGGGAGCGCACCTCGGCGAGCTCACGGGAGCGGGTCAAAAAGCGCGTGCGCATGAACTCGCTCTTCGCGTTGATCTCATCGGCCAGGCCGATGGGGTTGCCCGTCATCTTGGCGATGCCGCGGGCGACGTACTTGGGCCCAATGCGCACCATCGACTGCGCAATGCCCAGGGGCTGGATCAGTGCGGACATGATGTTGAAGCCGAGGCCACCAACGCTCACGCCTTGACGCACCCAGCCGAGCGCTCGCTCGCCGGCGTTGCGTGCGGCCTGCTCGCCTTGCGCGACGTCTTGCGCCCAGCTCTTGAACTGCTGATGTGCTTCGGCGCCGTAGTGCTCGCGCATCGCCGCGGCGATCTTCTTGTCGCGCAGCAAGCGGTTGGCGTCGATCAGGTACTCGTGCCAGGCCAGATCGTGGATCACCTCTTGCATGCCGTTGTAGATGCCGTCCAAGCTGTAGAGCAATGGGCGGCCCTTGACCTCTTCCACGCGGCCTTTGGTGAAGCTGCGGCGTGTCGTGGCGCTGGTGTAGGCGCCCTTGATCTGCTGCTTGGCGAGCTCGGCATCGGCGTGTGCTTCAGCGCGCTCGGATGCGCGGGGGTCGTACTTCACGGGGTAGTAGCCTCCGCGCAGGTTCACCTGCTCACCGTCCGCGGTCGTGACCGTGCGCGGTGCGGCTTCGATCCACACGGGCTCTTTGCCCATCACGTGTTTTTCTTTTTCTGCGATCTTGGGGCGATAGCTCTCGAAGTAGTCCCACACCGACTGCACGAACGCCCAGTCGGCCTTCGTGAGGGTTTGCAAGACGGGCTCGAGCTGCTGCTCGCTCCACGATTCGCCGCCGAGCAGGCGCTGCAAGTTGGACGCGTTGCCGGTGTTAAGCGCAATGGCCAGCACGGCCTCGCGGTTCAGGCTGCGGTCGATGGTTGGGAAGTAGACGCCCTTGCCACCGAGCTTGCCCTGCTCGAGCACGGGCGCAACCAGAGCGGCCAGGGCCGTGGTCGCTTGCTCGCGCATGACCACTTCGTTGTTGCCCGCTTCGTTGGCCGTGCGGATCAAGTATTCCCACACGGGACCGCCGTCCTGGCCGCCGTCCATGACGCGCGCCAATGTTGCGGCCTTGATGTGAGAGGCCCAGAACTTTTGCAGACCGACCAGTGCCTCGCCCAGCACGGTGTTGGGCGTGCGGGTGTCGGCCTTGCGGTCGCCGGCCAGGGTGCGGATGCTCTCGGCGATCGCATCGCGAATCACCGCGAAGTCGCGCTTGTCCTTGGCCGTGAGCAGCTTGTCTTTCAAGCGGCCCAGGTGCTCGATCTGTTTGATCGTGTCGTAGAGTCCGCGGAACTGCTCGACGGTCAGGTCGCGGTAGTTGACGAGCTGGGTCTCAGCGAGGAGCTCGGGCGGAACATCGGGCTCGATGCCGATGTCCTCTTGCGACTTGACCCACTCGGCGAGCGACGCACGCTTGTCGAGATCCTTGTTGGTGCGCGACTTCAGCTCAACGCGCTCGAGCAACTTGTCGATCTGCTCCTGGTACTCGGGCGGCAGGCTCGTGCTCTCGGCGAGCTTGCGCAGGGCCTTGACCTTGCGCTCGATCTCATCTTGCGCGGCCAGCGTTTGCTTGGCTGCGTAGAAGTTCAGGAGCTGATCGCGCTTGGCCACGAGCGCGTCTTGCGTCTTGCCGGCAGCGCTTGCTTCGCGTGAGCGAC